GCCGACAAAAATCTCTCTCCGGGTTTTTCCCAAAGGGGGTCCCCGTGGCGACTCCCCGCCTCCGCCCTGTGGCTCCAGACGAGCGGGCGAAGAAGGCCGCGCCGGCGAAGACCGTCACGGAGGCGGCCGCGTCTGGCTCGGCTCGTGACCTGCTCGTCGCTATGCGCGCTCGGATCGCCAAGGCGGTGGAGGACCCGAACACCCCGGCCCGCGACCTCGCGGCTCTGACTAAGCGGTTAATCGAGGTCGTCCGCGACATCGAGGCGATCGACGCCCGCGACGAGGACGGGGACGATGGCGCAGAGGTCGACGACGGCGAGTTCGACGCCTCGGCTGTCTGAGTACGCGCGGAAGTTCGTCTACCCGGCTGGCATCGAGCGCACCGTCTGGCCTCGTGTTGAGGCGAAGGGCCGTGAGCTTGGGCTCGGCTTCGACTGGTGGCAGGCCCAGGCGGGAACGGTCATCCTCGGCTACGGCGCGGACGGGCGCTACGTGGCCACGGTCGGCGGGGTCGGCATGTCGATCCCCCGGCAGGTCGGCAAGACGTACTTCGTTCTGGCCATGATCGTCATCCTCTGCATCCTGTTCCCTGGGTTGCAGGTCATCTGGACTGCCCACCACCTGCGCACGTCGACCAAGACGTTCACGACGTTGCGGGGTATCTGTCGGCGCAAGAAGGTCGCGCCTCTTGTGCGGTCCATCCGGTCGGCGAACGGTGAGCAGCAGGTCGAGTTCGTCAACGGCTCGATGATCATGTTCGGCGCGCGCGCCCAAGGCTTCGGGCGCGGCTTCGACGAGATCGACATCGAGGTCTTCGACGAGGCGCAGATCCTCGACAGCAAAGCGCTCGATGACATGGTTGCTGCGACCAACCAAGCGCGGCACGAGCACGGCGCGCTGCTGCTCTACATGGGCACCCCGCCTCGCAAGTCTGACCCGTCGAGCGAGTTCCGGCTCCGGCGCTCGGAGGCGTGGTCGGGTGAGGCGAAGGACGCGATCTGGATTGAGATCGGTGCAGACCCCGAGTCGGACCCGAACGACCCGGCGCAGTTCCCACTCATGAACCCGTCGTTCCCGCTGCGCACTCCGCTGGAGTCGCTGCTGCGGCTGCGGAAGAACCTCAAGGACCCGGACTCCTGGAACCGCGAGGGTCGCGGAATCTGGGACCCCGAGGTCACGGGAGGCGCTCTCTCCCACGCCCGTTGGCTGACACTCGCCGACCCGCACGCCGAGCGTGGAAGTAACGTCGTGTTCGGCCTGGACCTGACCGGCGACCGTGACGTGTGGATCGCCGTGGCGTGGACGCGCGACGACGGGGCCACGCACGTCATGCTTGCCAACGACGGGCGCCCGGTCGCGGCATACAGCGCGGTCGCCGAGTGCAAGAGGCTCACCAGCGAGTGGGGCGGAACGGTCGCAACGTCGGCGTTCGGCGACGAGCTAGAACGCGAGGGCGTGCCGTTCGAGCCGGTCAACGGGGCTGAGTTCGCGTCGGCGTGCGGCCTCCTGGAGGACGCGATCAACGACTCGTCGGTGCGGCACGGCAATCAGGCCGCGCTCAACGACGGTGTGAAGGCCGCCCGGTGGCGGCCCCAAACGACAAGCGGGGAACGGGCGTTCGTCCTGCGCGACGCGCCGGAGGTTGGCCCGGTCGCTGCGGTAGCGCGGGCGCTGTGGCTGCTCGGGCAGACCCCGAACTATGACCCGCTCGACTCGATCTACTGACGGAGGTCAGGGTGTTGACAACTGTCCTTGACCTCCTGGGGGTCGCGCTGTTGGTGGCGTTCGCGGCGCTGCTGTGGTGGCCTGCCGCGTTCGCGGTCGCCGGGTGTGCGTGCCTGGCCGCATCGTGGCGGCTGACCCGGTGAGCCTGTTCTTCAAGCGCACCGAGGAGCGCGCTTCGGCGCTGACGTGGGCGACTGGTGATGATGCGCTGCCGTCCTACTCCACGGACAAGGCGCTACAGATCGCCGCCACCTACGCGTGCGTCAAGCTCATCACGGACTCAATCTGCACCCTGCCGTTGCACGCCTACTCGCGGCGACCGGACGGCACGCGGGCTCGGATTCCCCTCCCTGTGGCGATCTCGTCCCCAGTAGGTCAAGGGTTCACGTCGGCGTGGGTACAGCGGCCTCTTGTGTCCATGCTGTTGCACGGCAACGCCTACGGCCTGGTGACCGGGTATGGGGCGACAGGTTGGCCGAGCGGCGTGGCGTGGCTCAAGCCGACCGACGTCTACCTCGACTCCGACGCGGGCCAGTGGTACGTCAAGGGCCGCCCCGTGCCCCGCGCGGACATCTTGCATATCCCTGCCCTGGTGGTGCCCGGCAGTGCCCTGGGCGTGTCCCCGGTGGGAGCGCTGGCCCGCACCTTCGACTCGGGGTATGAGGCTCAGGTTGCCTCCGGTCAGTGGTCCAGGAACCGCGCCGTCCCCGGGCTCAAGATCCGCAACAGCAAGATGGCACTCACGGTCGAGCAGGCCGACACGGCCGCGGCACGCATGAAGGCCAAGCTGCGCAACGGCGACCCGTTCGTGACGGGTAACGACTGGGACCTTGATGTCCTGACCATCCCTGCCGCCGACGAGGCGTTCCTCGGGGCAATCAAGGCCAATGCGACGCAGATTGCGTCCATCTACTCGGTCCCGCCCGAGATGGTCGGCGGCACCACTGGCGGGTCGCTCACGTACAACACCGTTGAGCAGCAGGCGATTCAGTTGCTCACCTACGCCTGCCGCCCGTGGATGGTGCGGCTTGAGGAAGCCATCTCGGCGTTCATGATGCCGCGCCCGCAGTACGTCAAGTTCAACGCCGACGCGCTGATCCGCGTCGACACCAAGACCCGCCACGAGATCTACCAGATCGACCGGAACATCGGACTTCGCAACATTGACGAGTTGCGCGCATTGGAGGACGAAGAGCCCTTGCCGGACGGGCAGGGCCAGTCCTACACCCCCCTCGCCGCGAAGCCGGCGACCACGTCCAGCCGGGAGGCATCGTGACCATCGAGACCCGCCACACCGCGGGCGCCGTGCAACTCCGCAAGGCGGAGGACGGCACGGTCCGCATGGGTGGATATGCCCTCAAGTTCAACCGCCTGTCACAGAACCTCGGCGGGTTCGTCGAGCGGGTCGCTCCCGGCGCTGTCGCCAAGACGCTGCGCGATGGGGGCGACGTCCTGGCGCGCTACCAGCACCTCGACGAGTACCTGCTGGGGCGGACTCTGTCGCAGACCCTCCGGCTCGCTGTCGACGACACTGGCTTGGACTACGAGGTTGACCTCCCCGACACCCAATACGCCCGCGACCTCGCAGCCCTCGCCGAACGTGGCGACGTGCAGCACTCGTCGTTCGCGTTCCGCACCATCGCCGACGAGTGGGGTTTCACCGAGCAAGGCTTCCCGCTGCGGACCCTGCTGGAGATCCAGCTCGTTGACGTCGCACCGGTGGTCAACCCGGCATACCTGGACACGACCTCTGGCCTGCGGACGCTGGCCGAGGCGCGTCATCTCGACGAGGCAACCGTGCTCGCCGCAGCCCGCGAGGAACGACTTGCGGAGATCATCGCTCCCCCTGTGGAGCCCAACGACAAGCGCGACATCGGGCCGGGCGAAACCCACCCGCTTATCGCGCTGCGGCAGCGCCAGGCCGCGTTCGCTCAACGGCGCACCCCTCGCTGAGGCCGGGCGACACCCACCTCGCAACCATCCACCGACCCCCGGAAGGCATCGCCTCCGGGGGTTTCCCATGCCTCGCGAGAAACGGAGACATCATGTCCGAGGCTTTGATTCAGCGGCTCAAGGAGAGCCGAGCCAACATCTGGGAGCAGGGCAAGGCGCTGCTCGACAAGGCCGAGGCCGAGGGCCGCGACCTGAACGCCGAGGAGGCCTCCTCCTGGCAGAAGATCAACAGCGACATCGACGCTGTCGACCAGCGCGTCAAGGGCCTTGAGGACGTCCTCAAGCGTGACGCCGAGATGGTCGAGACGTTCGCCCGGCTGGAGAACACTCCGGCCGCGCGCGGCATCCCTCGCGATGAGAAGAACGAGCAGGTTCGCGCCTTCCTCAAGGGCGAGTCCGGTCGGTCGCTCACCGTCGCCGCCGACACCACGTTCCGTGACCTGGTCAAGGGCACGGCGACCGCTGGCGGCAACACCGTCCCGACGTCGTTCTACGGGCAGCTTGTCGAGCACATGATCGACATGTCCGCGATCCTCTCTGCTGGCCCGACCGTCCTGGAGACCTCGGGCGGGGAGACCATCGAGGTCCCGATCACGACCGCCCACGGGTCGGCTGCGATCGTCGCTGAGGGCGGGCCCATCACGGAGAACGACCCGACGTTCGGGAAGCGCTCGCTCGGTGCCTACAAGTACGGCGACCTGATCCAGATCGCGCGCGAGCTGGTCGACGACACGGGCGTGGACCTGCTCGGATACGTCGCTCGTCAGGCTGGTTGGGCTGTCGGCAACGCGTTCGGTGCCCACCTGGTGACCGGCACGGGTTCCTCGCAGCCGGCCGGCATCGTCACGAACGCGACGCTTGGCGTCACGGGCGGGACGACCGTGTCCGGCGCGTTCACCGCCGACAACCTCATCGACCTGTACCACTCGGTCATCGCCCCGTACCGGCGCTCCCCGTCGTGTGCGTGGCTCATGCGGGACGCCACCCTGGCGTCGCTGCGCAAGCTCAAGGACACGACCAACCAGTACCTGTGGCAGCCGGGTTTGACGCTCGGAGCCCCGGACACCCTGCTGGGCAAGCCGGTCTACACCGACCCCAACGTGGCGGCCGTGGCGCTGTCGGCCAAGTCGGTGCTGTTCGGCGACATCTCGCGGTACTTCGTCCGCCTCGCGGGCGGCGTGCGGTTCGAGCGCTCGGATGACTACGCCTTCGGCAACGACCTCGTGTCGTTCCGGTGCCTCGTCCGTGGAGACGGGCTGCTCGTCGACCAGACGGGCGCGGTCAAGTACTTCCAGGGCGGCGCGTCCTGAGTAGTGGCGGGCGGGTGGCTTGTCCACCCGCCCGCTCCCTCAACCACAAGGAGGCGCGCCATGCGCGTTGTTATGCGTGCCCGTATCAGCGGGACCCGGAACGGAGACGAGTGGCCGGCGATTGGCGCAGAGGTTGACCTCCCCGACGCGGAGGCCGTCGACCTGCTGAACGCAGGACTCGCCTCCGCTGCGGAGTCAGCCCCGGTCGAGACGGCCACTGCTCGGCCCGCCGAGACCGCCACCCGTCGCCGCAAGGCCTGACCCGTGTCCGTCATCCTCCAGGACGAGGTGATGGCCTACCTGCGCATGTCCCCGTCGTCGACCAATGTTGACGAGGCCGTGCTACAGGCGACCATCGACACGGCCGAGTCGCTGGTCGCCCAGCGGGTCGGTCCGCTCGCGTCCGGGGCGCAGTCCTCGATCGTGTTCGGCGGGCCGGCGTTCGTCCTGCCGACGACGACGACTGCCATCACGTCCGCGACCGACCTCGACGGCAACGCCGTCACGTCCGACTTCAAGGTCGGTGTCGGCGGGGTCGTCACCAACTCGTCGTGTGCGCTGGGGACGTGGACGCTGGTCTATACGGCCGGCTACTCGACGTTGCCTGCCCCGATCCGCACCGCGGTTCTCGAACTGGTCCGCCACCTGTGGCGGCCCCAGCTGGGGGCCGCTTCCCGTCCGTCCGATGACGGCGCGCCTGGCTACCTCATCCCCAACCGCGTCCGTGAACTGCTCGACCCCTACGCCTTGCCGGGGTTCGCATGACAGCCTCCGCTGTGCCGATCTTCATGCGTGCGCTGCGGGACGGTTTCTCGGCCCTGTTTGCGGATGCTGAGGTCACGCTTGGTGTGCACCTGGACGCGACGCCTGGCGCGCGCGTGTGGGTCGGCTACGACGACCCGACGCTGCAGTCGACCCCGACGTCGGCGCGCTCACAGCAGGCGCTTGCCACGATGGGCACCCGCAACCGGGATGAGGCGGGCGAGGTGTCGTGTGCCGTGTTCGTTGAGAACGGCGACGGCGACATGGATGCGGTGCTCTCTGAGGCTGAGGGCATGGTCGACCAGCTCGGCCACTGGCTCGTGAACGCGACGTTCCAAGATCTGCCGCAGTTCACGACGGTCCTGTTTGGCGACTCGACGCAGTGGCTTATGGACCGGACCGAGTATGGGGCCGCTGTTCTCGTCCAGTTCAGCGTCACCTTCAACGCTCGCATCTACCCCTGACCACAACCCCCTTAACCCCTTGCGCCGCAACGGGGTCCGTTCGCCATGCCCTGGGAGGCGTCGTGAAGATCCGCAACATCAGCCCGCTCGGCCGGGTCGACGTGCCGCTGCTGCGCCGTCAGGGCGACATCGAGGGCGAGGGCCGTGGATGCCTGGAGCCCGGCGAGGTCATCGAGGTGCCCGACGCGATCGGGGCCGCCCTGCTGGAGCAGACCACCAACTTCGAGGCCGTCGCCGATGAGCCTCGCACCGCCCGCAAGGAGGCCGTGAAGTGACCACCCCCCAGGACTGTTCGGTCGGGCTCGGCGTTGAGTCCGTCTACGGGACCGGCGTCACGCCGACCCGCTGGTTCGAGTTCCTCGACGAGTCGTTCAACTACGCGAAGAACGTCAAGCAGGGCCAGGGCTTCCGGGTTGGTTCCCGCGTCGCCCGCTCTGGCCGCCGCGTGGTCGCGTCCGCTGAGGGCACTGGTGACCTGACCGTTGAGGCGGTGACCAAGGGCCTCGGTCTGCTGTGGCAACTGGCGATGGGCTCGGGCACGTCGACTCTCGTGTCGGCTGGGCTCTACCAGCAGGTGTTCACGCTGGCCGACGTCCCGCCTTCGGCGACGATCCAGAAGGGCATCCCGCGCGCTGACGGCACGGTCGACGCCTACACGTTCACCGGCTGCATGGTCGAGAGCCTGACCATCGACTGCCCCAACGCGGACGTCGTGAAGGTGAAGACGTCGTGGAACGCCAAGGACGTGACGACCGCGACGGCATACACCGCGCCGTCCTACCCGACGACCCCGAGCCTGTTCACGTTTGCGCACGGTGCGATCTACAGCGGCACCCTCACGGCCCCCACGGCGACGGCTCTCGGATCGGCCCCGACCCCGGTCGCTGGCATCCGGTCCGGCTCGATCGACCTCAAGCACAACCTCAAGACCGACCGTCTCAACTGCGGTGGCGGCGGCCGGAAGGACAAGCCGATTCCCGGGCTGCGGGAGATCTCGGGCTCGATGGTCGCGGAGTACGCCGGCACGTCGTTCCGGGATGCGGTCATGGCTGACACCAGCCTGACCATCGTCAAGACGTTCACGAGCGGCACCGACGTCCTCCAGATCATCGTCCCGGACGTGCGGCTCGATGGTGACCTGCCCAAGGCGTCCACTGACCTCGCTCTCCAGGACATCAAGTGGGTTGGGCTCGACAACCTCACCGCAGCTCAGCCCATCTGGATCGTCTGCCGCACCGCCGACACGGCCCTCTAAGTGCCCCGTCAATCATCCGGGGCGGCCGAGTTCACGGTCGACACGAGGGACTTCCGCGAGCTGTTCGCGCGATCGTCGCAGGTCGAGCCGAAGCTCAGGACGGCGCTACGGCGTCGCATCCGTGACGCGGCCAAGGG